TTCAACATCGGGACAGGTACACAGCCAATCGGTTTACTCATTCCCGGCGAAGGCATTTTGTTTGGCACGAACATTCATGTCACGTTGCCTACCTCGGCTAAAGCCACGGTGTTCTATGGCTAAGAAAACCCCCTCTCTTGCTGTTGGACGCGGTGAAAAGCTCCCCGTGTCCAAGGGGGCGGGGTTGACTGCCAAGGGCCGTGCTAAGTACAACGCGGCTACAGGTAGCAACCTCAAAGCCCCGCAACCGCAAGGCGGCAAGCGCAAGGATTCGTTCTGCGCCCGCATGAGTGGTATGCCGGGACCCATGAAAGATGAGAAGGGCAAGCCTACCCGCAAGGCGGCTTCTCTTGCAAGATGGAAATGCTGACATGAGCCAGAACACAGACCTTGTAAAAAACACCGTGGATATTGTCTCGGTGTTTGCGGCCATTGGCTCGTTCTTGGAGCTACTCACGCCAGTGTTTGGCTTGATTGGCGCGGTGTGGACGCTGATGCGGATTATTGAAATGGTTTCCGGTAAGCCTTTCGCGGAGTTGATCCGCAGGAAAAAGCCAAATGCCGAGCACGAGTAAAAAGCAGCATAGATTCATGGCGGCGGTGGCCAACAGCCCCGAGTTTGCCAAGAAAGCAGGCGTGCCGCAGTCCGTTGGGCAAGATTTTTCTAAAGCGGATAAAGCCCTAAAGCTCCGGTCTAGCGTGCGTACTCGCGCTGACCGGCAAACTATCAACAACCCCAAAACCGATCATGGCAAAGGGGCTTTTTTTAAAGAAGGTGGAGCTATGAAAAAAGGTTACGCAGACGGTGGTATGGCTATGGTCAACAAAGGCGGCAAAATGGTCCCTAGCTTTGCTGCTGACGGCAAAGGCAAAATGGCCAAAGGCGGCATGGCCAAAGCCGATATGAAGCAGGACAAAGGCATGATGCAGAAGGCCGTGAACAAACACGAAGGCCGTTTGCATAAAGGCGCATCTATGACTAAGCTGGCCGGTGGCGGCATGGCTGCATCTAAGATGGGCGCTGTAAAGACTGGCAAAACACCTGATGGCATTGCTTCTAAAGGCAAAACCAAAGGAACAATGATTGCCATGAAACGTGGCGGCAAGTGCTAAGGAGCTAACATGAAACGTAGATTTTATGAAGATGGCGGTTCTATTTTAGAAGAAGCAAATGCTTCCCAAGAAGCTATGGACATTGCTTCATCTATGGGCGCTGGCCCCAAAAATGAAAAAGCTCCTAAATCTGAAAAGCCCAAGAACCGAGTTGTTTCTAAGAAAGAATTAGAAGAATCCGGCATGAGTTTGCGCGATTATCTAAACCGTGAGCGTGGTTTAAAGCGTCGTGTTTCCAAAGATCCTACCGCCGGTGATTCTCCTGATAAAGCAGCACAAGAAGCTGCAGATTCTATTGACGCCACTCGCGGCATGAGAGCGCCTCGTTACACACCTCCCGGGTCTGCTCCAAAACAAACTACGCAAAAGCCAAAGCCAAAAGTGTTTTCGCCAGATCGTCCTGACAATAGTTTCCCCGGCAGTAAGTTTGCTAAAGGTGGCTCTGTTTCTTCTGCGTCAAGTCGTGCAGATGGTTGTGCCACTAAAGGTAAAACTAAGGGCACAATGATTAAGATGAATTACGGCGGAAAGTGCTGATATGGCAACCGCAAAATCCGCAGGTAGCGTAGTTAAGTCTTTAAAGAAGGCTGGCTTCTATGAAGCGAGCAAGCCCAAGCGTTTGGGCATTATCAATAAAGTCACAACTAAGCCCCAGCGGATTGAGATGGTTGACAAGATGTTTTTAGCCAAGAAAGCTAAAGGTAAATCAAAATGATGGCAAGCCGTGGAATGGGAGCCATATCTCCCTCTAAGATGCCCGGTGGGAAGAAGAAAGCCCGCCGTGACAGCACTGATTTCACGCAGTACGCTGAAGGCGGAAAAGTTAATGCCGCAGGTAATTACACCAAGCCTAGTCTGCGCAAACGGATTGTGTCTCAAGTAAAAGCCGCAGCAACCCACGGTACTGGCGCAGGCCAATGGTCGGCTCGTAAAGCTCAGCTTGTAGCTAAGAAATACAAGGAAGCTGGCGGAGGATACAGAGATTGAAAGCTCCTCAGAAATCGCTTAAAGACTGGGGCGACCAGAAGTGGCGCACTAAGTCTGGTAAACCGTCAAGCAAGACGGGTGAGCGGTATTTGCCTGAAGCAGCAATTAAGTCATTGTCTCCTCAAGAGTATGCGGCTACGACCAAAGCCAAACGTGCTGGCAAGGCATCAGGCAAACAGTTTGTAGCCCAACCTAAAACGATTGCAAAGAAAACGGCAGGATTTAGATGACCACTACCGGAACCACACTGTTCAACATGGACTTCACGGAGATCGCCGAGGAAGCGTGGGAGCGTGCGGGTCGGGAAATGCGTTCAGGTTATGACTTGCGCACAGCACGCAGATCTATGAACCTAATGACCATTGAGTGGCAGAACAAAGGCATCAACATGTGGACTATGGAGCAGGGTATTATTAACCTAACTCCGGGTCTGGCTACGTATGCCCTGCCTACAGATACTATTGATCTGTTAGAACACGTTATCCGCACAGGAGCTAATACATCTTCTACTCAAGCTGATTTAACCATCACTCGTATTAGTGTTTCTACCTATGCAACAATCCCAAACAAACTCAGTCAAGCAAGACCAATCCAAGTTTGGATTCAAAGGCTTTCTGGGCAAACTAATCCAACGAATGCAGTCTTGGATGGAGCCATCACCTCCACGGCAACAACGATCACGCTTAACTCGGTGGTTGGGTTAGCGGGAGCAGGATTTATTCGTTTAAACTCAGAAGACATCTACTATACCTATATATCAGGTAACACTCTTGGCGGTGTTTATCGCGGTCAGAACAACACCACAGCCGCCGCTCAAGCAGATGGCACAGCAGTCTTTGTCCCGCAGCTTCCTGCCATTACTGTATGGCCTACACCTGATAACACCACCACCTATCAATTCGTGTACTGGCGCTTGAGGCGAGTGCAGGATGCGGGTGCAGGTATGGAAACATCTGATATGAACTTCCGTTTCCTACCATGTTTGGTGGCTGGATTGGCTTATCACATCGCAGTTAAAGTGCCTGAGCTGATGCCCCGCATCCAGATGTTGAAACAGATTTACGACGAGACATTTGAGATTGCAGCCGGTGAAGACCGAGAAAAAGCAGCCGTTAGGTTTGTACCTCGTCAGACGTACATAGGTAACACATAATGGGTAATCGTTTCGCATCCGGCAAGATAGCGATTGCTGAATGTGATCGCTGCGGCCAGCAGTTTAAACTCAAAAAGCTTAAGAATGAAATTATTAAGCAGCGTAAGTATGAGTTGTTGGTTTGCCCTGAGTGTTGGGATCCAGATCAACCGCAGTTAATGCTTGGAACGTTTCCAGTGGATGATCCACAGGCTTTGCGTAACCCTCGCAAGGACACAACTTATGTGACTTCGGGTGTAAACGCAAGCGGTAATCCATCGGGTGGTTCACGGGACATTCAGTGGGGTTGGTCACCTGTTGGCGGAGCTAGGTTTTTTGATGCAGGATTGACACCAAACTACTTGGTGGCAACAACATTTGTTGGTACAGTATCAATATCTTAAGGAGTTAATTATGGCATTTACAAAATCAGCCGATGGAATTGCTAAAAAAGGCAAGACCGAAGGTAAAAACTACGGCGATAGTGGCCCCGTTGCTAAAATGATGCACGGTGGAAAAGGTAAAGGTAAGGGTAAAACCAATGCCGATATGTTGTCTATGGGTCGTAACTTGGCAAAAATTGCCGCACAGAAACGAGGCTAATCATGGCTACATTTAGCAAAAAGATGATGGGTAAAGAAGTTGGCGATGCCAAAGTCTATGCCAAGCCACACACCATGACTGGTAAAGCTGTAAAGCCTTCTACCAATCCCGGCAAAGAACCTAACCGTAGCAAGCTTGATACGTTAGATGTCAGCATTGGCGCAGAAAGCAAGTCTGCTGGCAATGAGCCAACCAAGACAACTGGCATCAAAATGCGTGGCGCTGGTGCGGCTACCAAAGGCTTTATGTCACGGG